ACTTCGACGGCGTGACAGTCACGCTTTCCTGCTGACCGGAAGCAGCGGTTGTGGCAAAACCACAATCGCCCGGTTGGCGGCAAAAGAAGTCGGAGCGCGGGAAGTAATCGAGATCGACGCCGCTACCAACAATGGTGTCGAAGAGATGAGGGCACTCGCCGAAAGCACCAATTATCAACCGCTGATCGGTATCGCTCGGTGCATTATCATCGATGAGTGTCAGGCGATCACTACCCCGGCGTGGCGCGCTCTACTAAAGAGTGTCGAAGAACCGGCCCCTTGGTTGTATTGGTTTTTCTGCACCACCGAGCCGGGTAAGGTGCCGGCCCAGATAAAAACTCGCTGCACCTCCTATCAGGTGTCGGAACTGCCATCCAACCAGATCGTCGCCGAATTGCTGCGCCCGGTATGTGTCAGCGAGCGAAGGGAAACCAGTGACCGGATACTGTTTCTCTGTGCCGATCTGGCGGAAGGATCGCCCCGGAAGTCTCTGGCACTGCTGGCACAAGTGATCGACTGCCAGGACTATGATGAAGCCAAGGCGATCATCTCTCAAGCCGAGATCGAGGATAGCCCCGTCATACAACTCGCCAGGATGCTGGTAAAGCGGGCCAAATGGTCTGCGGTGTGTAATGTCCTGCGCGACCTGACCAACGAGAACCCCGAAGGCATCAGAAAAGTACTGGAAACCTACCTCACCAAAACCATCCTCAACACCACAAACGAAGCTTCCGCAAAAGATCTGGCCCTGCTACTGGGAATGCTCACAACGCCAATGTATGGCAACAGTATCGCTCCAATCGTCGTCGTCACCAGCAAGTGGATATTAGGAAAGTGACATGCGCCTCTATGACATGATAATGGAGTCACCCGGAACAATCATCGACCAAGGCTTCCACGGGGCATTTACTCATCTCGCAAGGAGGTTGAGGGATGCCCAGTGTTTTATGATGTCCTCTGATGTATCCGAAGCGTGCCAGGAAGTCTGTCTGTCGAGACCCTCGTCCATTCTTAGCGGGCAGTCCCAACTGCGTGCTCCCTATCCTCACATATGGATTGAGTGGCTGCCCTCTGAACGGGACAAAGGGGCACGGCTTAATGACAAGCCCAAACCAAACCGCATGGGATGCTATCTGCACAGCAATCCGGCCGGTGACAAAGGGACCGCCATCTATGTGTGGCATCACAAGAACATGACAGACTTATCCGAGCGATATAACTTCCATGAGATAACGATCGATCCATTCGGCATTATTTTTGATTGGTCCGGTACGTCTACGACCGAGCCGGCAATGGTACAATACGCCAGATCGGTGGGACTTTCCGTTTCCGATGAACTTCTAAAGAAAAAATACACAGAGGATCGTGAGAGCTTTCGCAAAAATCTGCTGCAAAGCGACAAGTGGAAAAACTTCGCCGGTAATGATAAGGAACTGGAAGCCTATATCGAATTGGAGAAAACCACAGGCATTATCCCGTTGGACATATGCAGAGGGATGTTTGAATCTCCGACACTGGGGGAGCAATTAAAGCCGGGTGTGAAGATGTACGAGGACTTCATGGAGGACTTGTCTGGGGAGTTCAGCTTCACCGAGGCTTTTCTGTTGATGTTGAACTCACGCAGCAAGATTATGGATCAAACCCGAGAAGACCTGTCGCGGTTGAACAAGTCGCGAGCCAAAAGACATCGGCTTCCGTTGAAAGAGTTCATTGTTACCAACCTACGTTTGACCAAGACGCAACAGAACCGTGCCGATGCGGCGGGGATGGATCGTGAAGCCGCCCGTCGTCATCTGGTGCGCGGACACTTCAAGGTGAGGTCGAGCGGTGTCTATTGGTACACGGCGCACATGCGCGGATACGGCAGAAACAGCCCGGTCGCACGTCGCGAGTACACAGTTCGACTCTAGTAGAGGAGATAGTGATGAACAGCGATCTTGAAAAACGCTTCAGACAGGTCGAGGACCGGGTAGAGATTGACGACACCAATATCGAGGCGGAACTGATCAGACACCCTCACGATTTCTGGCACGTCGCGTCGGGTGTCGCCGACAGTGTATCGATCCGCGACATGGCGAAGTTTCGCGTGGAAACTTACGAGGCCGAATTGAACACTACACTGCGCCGGGAATTCGCCGAGCAAGGTGTCAAGGTGACAGAGGCTCATTTAGACAGGCTGGTCACTCGCGATCTTGAGCGCACAAAATTGTTCGAACATTATCTGCACACCAAGCATGAAGCCGATCTGTGGCTGGGTTTGAAGGAGTCGTTCTCGCAAAAGGGCTATATGCTCAAGGAAGTCGCCAACAACCAGCGATCCGACAATGTCGCTGAATCGTCGTATTCGCGTCAGCGGCGGGATGCGATGGATAATTATCGCCGCCGCGATTGACAAGGCTTGTGCCCACTGCCACACTGGTTTTGGCGGGTTACCCCGCCCATACCGAAAATGAAAGCGAATGAGAATGGAATCAAGACGCAGTTCCGCACTGGACTATGTAGCTCCTACTTATACCGAAGCCACCCAATACAGCGAGAGACGCACCAGCACGTATGACTCTCTGATCCTCCCAACCGGACCAAAATACTTCAAGGCGCGCGGCGGTCCCAACCAGATTAGGATCTTGCCACCAACCTGGGGCGGGGCGCGGCACTACAGCTACGAAGTGAAAGTCCACAACGATGTCGGGGCTTCACGTCAACAGTATCTGTGTCTGGCGCAGGAGGGTTCTCCCGATAGGCATTGCCCTCTCTGTGAGGCGCGCAACGAACCCGGTCTGACCCAGGACGAGAAGGACAAGTTGCGGGCAAAATCCCGTAATTACATCTACCTGATCGATCGGCACAACCAAGGTCTCAACGTGCTCCTGTGGAGCATCTCAACCCAGAGCGACAAGGAGATACTGTCGCAATCATTAATCAAAAGAACCCAGGAATACCTTCCGATCGCGAATGTCCACAAGGGCTACGACATTGATTTTCACCGTGAAGGTGAAGGTCTGGCAACGCGATATCGGGGGTTTATGGTGTCGCGCGAGTCCACACCACTGTCCACTGATCCGAGTGAATTGCGGCAATGGGTGGATTATATCGACAATCACCCAATCCCGGAGATACTACAATTCTTCCCGGCGGCGCACATACAAGCCGTGTTTACCGGACACAGCGAATCGGGCAGCCGGCGGGCCACCTCCTCGCGTGACGAGCGGGAGGGAAACGGCCGGGATGACCGCAGGGACGGGAACGGCCGGGATGACCGGATCGAGGCTCGTCGCCCACCGCTCGATTCCGCCAGGAACGCCGCCCCAAGTCGGGAACCTGGGGAGGACGAGGACGCCCCGCCCTGGAACGAGGAAAGCGATGATCGCCGCAGCAGCCTAAACCGCAGACTGGATCACGATCGTCGGTAGGGGCTAAAATAGGATCGCGGGGGTCAGCCCTCGCGATCCTTTTATTTAAGGGGATCGATCATGGCACTTGCGCGCGTCGTCCTACCAGACGAGGCATTTGAAGAGGAAACTGGTGGCGGACGTTACTTCGCGCCCCCCGCACCCCTGGAGTTTATTGTAACGGGTTGTCGTTTACTGGATTGTGTGTTGGGCGGCGGTTGGCCGTTGTCTCGTATATCCAACATCGTCGGTGACCGCAGTACCGGAAAAACCTTGATCGCGATCGAGGCGACTAATTCATTCATTCGTAAATACCCTAATGCGGTGCCAAAATACCGTGAGGTTGAAGCTGCGTTTGATCAGAGTTATGCCGCCTCGATAGGTATACCAGTCGATAAGATCGATTTCGGCGAGGATCGTGAGGTAAACACGGTCGAGGATTTTTACAACGATCTCGTAGAATACACAAAGGGATTAAAAGGCCAGCCGGGTTTATACATACTCGATTCACTGGATGCGTTGTCCGCCGAAGCCGAGTTAAAGCGAGACTTCGGCGAAGGCAGCTACAACATGGAAAAAGCCAAGCAGATGGGACAATTGTTCCGCCGCTTGGTTCGCGACCTCAAACGCACCAAAACCCATCTGATGATCATATCTCAGGAACGGGACAATATTGGCGTCACGTTTGGCAAACGATCTACCCGTTCCGGTGGGCGGGCTTTGGACTTTTTCTGTTCGCAGATTTTGTGGCTCGCCAAGGTTGGGACCAACGAGCAACAAATCGGCAAGCTCAAGCGCCCGGTCAGCATCGACATCAGGGCAAACTGCGAAAAAAACAAGATCAGCATACCGTTGCAGAAATGCGACTTTACCATCCGGTTCAACTTCGGCATCGATGAAATGAATTCGTATGTCGATTGGCTAGAGGATGTCGGCCGTTTGGAGCTAATTCTAGACGGCAGGGGCAAGACAGCTTTCAAAAACAGCATAGAGAGGATGACAGATGATGAATACTGGGCGAAGGTAAGACAGATCGGGGATCTCTGCGTTGACGTATGGAGAGCGATCGAGAGTGATTTCGCGCCATCCCGCAAGCGGATAACCGAGAACAAACCCGGTCCAACACCCGAGCCTGAGCAAACAACAGAGGAAGTCCAACCTCCCAACTAGCTAAGAGAGCTAAGAGTATGAGCAAAGAGACTAGACAACTCCCGAGTCCGGGGTTAGCCAGGAGCTTGATCAGGGACATTCATCGTGCTCTCTACAGTCCGCGACAAACGGATTGTGGGAGAATCATGCATGAAGTCCGCGATGCCCTCATAGAGAATAACCTTTCGATCGAGGATCTCTTTGAGGTGTTTAATAGGGCTTATCCCTCCGAGATAGGGTTTGGGCCAAGAGAGTGTAATAGCCAAGAGCAAAGCGCCACGAAACAGGAAGAGCAAAGCGACGAGACAAGTGAAGAGCAAAAAGCACCAAAGCCGCCCTTTGACCCAACCGATACTTGGGTGATCCCTTGGGCCGCAGAGATGGAGCGCAAGCTCTACAACGATCCTCGCCTAGAGGATAAAGACCTCCGTACATTGACGCGGGTGCAGAAGGTGCGGGACGATAAATTACGCCCACGAAACGATATCGTTTGGTTGCGTGATATCGCCCACAAGTGCCGTTTCAAAGTCCCAGATGAGTGCTTCGTGTACATGGAGGCAACATCCCGGCAAGACCCCGAATCAGGGGATGAGCCGGTTGCGGCCAAATAGCTGAAGGGGGAGCGGCTTTGCCGCTCCTTCCTTTAAGGAATAAGAAAATGCGCAGCGGCGGTTCCAAAGCGAAAGGAAGTTCGTTCGAAATTAAAATTTGTCGGGAACTGTCCCTCCTAGTGACTGGAGGCAAGCGTACCGACGTTTTTTGGAGGAGCGCCTTAAGTGGAGGCCGCGCTACATTGGAGTTCGATCGAGGGTTGATCAACAAGTCGCAAGCCGGGGACATCTCGGCGATATCACGCGAAGGTCTGTGGCTGATCGACGGCTATCAGATAGAGTGCAAACACTACGGCGATCTGCAATTCATGTCGGGACTGTTGTCGAATACCGGCGTGCTTTATGGCTTCTGGAAGTCAGTGGTTAAGGACTCATCCAAGCATAAGAAAAAGCCTTTACTGATCGCCAAGCAGAACAACCGACCGATAATTATGTTGACACTGCCGGGACACTCACCCTCACACATTCCATCATTAATTACTTTACACCGCTGGCCTGCGGAGTTAAGGTTGTTTTCCGAAATCGAGCACTTGCTGGAGATGATGCGGAAATGAGTGCCATCGTCACCGCCGATCTACACTTCACAACCAATCCACATGATGAGTATAGATGGGGAATCATAGAGTGGTTATGTGACCACAGCCGAGAAGAAAGCGGTAAAAACGTAGACGAGCTATTACTACTCGGCGATTATACGAATCCTAAAGATTCGCACCCGGCGATGCTGGTCAACCGGCTGAAAGAGAGCATCGATCGACTGGCGTATTACTTTGACAAGGTCATCATGCTGTATGGCAATCATGATGGTCTGTCACCCGCCAAGCCGTTCTGGAAGTTCCTCGACCAGATCCGGCCCAATGTGTATTTCATCTCGGTCCCGAGCCATATCGAACTGTCGATCGGGAAGGCTTTATTTGTTCCGGCCGAGACCGATTGGAGCATATTAGCCCCGATCGACATTGAATGGATATTCACCCACGCCACGTTCGACGGCGCGATCACCGAGACCGGGTTCCAATTGACCGGCGTCAGCCTGGATCATGTCGAGCGGATCGGCCTGCCAATAATATCCGGCGACATTCACAAGCCGCAGCGGATCGGCACTTACGTCGAATATGTCGGCGCACCCTATCATATCCGGTTTGGTGATCAGTACGAACCGCGCGTGATGAAGATCAGTGACCAAGCCGCCCGCACCGATCTCCACTATCCCGCACCGCTGCGGAAGGTGTACGATATTAGATCATTAGCAGATTTCGAACGGCTGCCGATCGACCATCAACAATACGCCAAGATCCGGGTGCATCTGGACCGTGCATCCCTGACCGAATGGCCGCTTATCCAAAGTACCATCAAGGCGCGTGTCTCTGAAGCCGGTTGGGCCAGTGTCACGCCGGAATTGGTATTGAGGCCGGAAACGGCATCGATCGATCGAGTGTCGAGCGGACACAAATCGCCGGAACAGCTTGTCAGTGAGTACGCCGAAAGGCATAATGCCGGCGAGAGTCATGTCGAAGTGGGAAAATCACTACTATGAGAAAAGTCGTACCCTCTGATATTGAAGTAACAATTATCGCGGAGATACTGAGCCAGTGTATCGGAGGTTCAGCATTGTCCCAATGTGCGGATGAAATGATCCGGGACAGGTATTATGAAGCCGCCCGTAAGGCGATCGAGAGAGTTAATTCATGGGAAGAAGGAATCTCACGGAACAACAGAGAAGAGTTTCTTGAAGCGGTGAGGCTTGGTATTGGAGACCGCATACCAAAGATCAATGAAGGAGAACTGTACAGGGTTATCTCGCAAGGCGTAGAAAGCGGTGTCAGAAAGTTTTTGAAGAGGGGCTAGGATGC